CTAAATTAGCGCAATCTGCAGATGTGGTTACATCTAGTTTTAATTCAAAAGCCATAGGTAAAAATTAAAAAAGGACAGACAGATGTCTGCCTGCCCTTTAATTATTTAATAAATTATTTATTAGCCATTTGCTAAAATAGCTGTAATCCCATCAATGTTAACTACAACAGCATTTAAGTGATCTTGTAAACTGTCAGCATCTCCAGGAAGAGCCATAACAACAGTACCTTTAATTGGGCCACCTGCTGAAATTGCATTACTATCATTACCTTTTAACACATAATCAAAACTAATAAGATCATAAGGTTGAGCAGGATCTGCTTTTATTTCAGCATAAGATTCTACTGAAGGGAAACCATTACCAGTCCATGTACCAGAACCTGGAGAGTTTTTAGAAAGGCCAAACCATTCTAAATCTGCAATTGCTTCTCCAGCAGTGTTAGATTTTGCTGCTGCTGTACTAGTATCAGAACCAGTAGAACCCCATCCATCTAATTGGAAATCAAATACAACTTTGTGGTAAGGGAATAAACCTGCTTTGTAATAAGCATCTAATCCTACTATTTTAATACCACATGCAGCAGCTTCAACAACTGCAGCTGTAAGAGACTTAGAATCTCCATCTGCAACTCCTGCTTCTTGAGAAGGCATGTCTAAAGTAATGTTTGCACCATTAACTGCTTTGATTTTATATACAGGAACGCCTGCACCAGTAGTTTGACGTAAGTACATACCTGCCACTAGTTCATGATTTGCAGCACTAGCAACAACTTGATCAGTACCTCTAGTCCAAGCTAGAGTTGTAGAGTTAGCTGTATCTACTTCAGTAGTAGCTGCTGAAAAACGTCGCACTGCTACTTTAGCTCTATCGTGTCCAACTGTAGATCCATCAGCAAAAGCCATAGCACCCATTTTAGTTGCAATACCATTTGCAATTTCAATTTGAGTTGCTGAAGCATCAGATACATACTCAAAAAAGTATTGATCTTTTTGCTCAGAATATAAGTCTGAATCATTAATAAAGTTTAATCGTAAAGTGTAACGATTAGAGTTTACTGCTTCAATAGAGTTTCCAGTGTTAACATCAGTGTATCCAATGTTAGAAATTTGCTCTGCTTCTGCAATAGCTCCTGCTCCATTAGAAGCGTCGCCATCCTCAATAACTGCACCTTTTCTAATATCATCAAATTTGATAAAAGGAGAAGCTTTGAAAGCACCGTCAGTATTAAGTTGTACAACTCTAAATACATCACCTGTAGTTAAAGCTGTAGTGTTTGCTAATAAACCAGTTTCTAGTTCAATTGCAAACTCACTAGTATCTGCTGCTGCGGCAGTTAAATCTGCTACAGTTTTGTCTGCACCGTGAAAAAATTTTCCGATGAATACATCGAAGTTATGTCCGTAAATTGCCATTTGTTGTCTATTTTAAAAATTAATTAATTATTAGTGATTACGATGCTGCAAACGGAGTTGCTTCAGAACCACCTTCTTGTATAACTACACCATCAATAAGCCATCTGTCAGCTGCAATACATGTAAGTGTAAAGTAACTTCCAATTGCGCCTTCAGCTACTCCTGTAAATTCTACAGATGAAAAACCGTCTGCAACTTCAGCATTCCAAGCTTTTGTTGAGTTATCATCATCAGTATCTGAATTTATTAAAGCTCCAACTATTACTTCGTTAGTTGTATCTGCGCATATCACTTCTTGACCAGTTGCTGTAAAATTAGAGACAAACTTAAAAGTTACTCCAATTATATCCCCAGCTCCTGAGTCAGGTAAAGTTAAAACTGCTGCTGCATCTGCAAAAACAAATATTTTTCCTGATTCAGCGGCTGTTAAGCTATCATTTGCTGTTACACTTTCTACAAGAACTCTATGTCCTGATAGTGTACCAGCTAATGTTTGAGCATTTGTATCAGATGAACTGATATAATCCCCAGCAAGATCGTTAAAATCTTGTGCTCGAACTGGAGTATTGCCAACTAGTCCTACCTTATTACGGGAAGGAGCTACATTGGCATTTGTTATTTTTGCTGTTCTTGCCATTTTATTTATTCTATTTCGTTAAGTTCTATTTTACTTGATTGGTATCGTGGTTGCTCTACATTCTCTAAAGCATCTACGACAGCCATTCTTACGATTTCCTTATGCGTATGTTCTGCTAGAGAACAATCTACATCAGGCTCTATAAGCAGAGGATTTTTAATATATCTTAAATGATATTCGCTAACAATTTGATTGTCTCCGCATATCAATTCAAAATTATTGTCAAATCCTTTTCCTCCAAAATCTAATCTATAAACTGTATGTTTATTAGGTTTATTAAAAGGGTCATCTATAATTTTATTATACCTATCGTGAGTTATTGGTTTTACACCAACTCTAGTAGATCCTGATTGTTCTACTGTTTGAACATTAGCTTCTTCATTTATTGCATGTCTGTAATCTTCAGGCAACGCAACAAATTGGCCGTTAGGTTTATTGTGTGCTTGATCTACAGCAGAAGGAACAATTACAGCATTACTTATTAATGTTCTTAAATCGTCTCTACGCTTTTGATCTTCTTCAAAATTTGTACGTCTAGTGTTATTTCCAAATGCACGTTTAGATATAAACTTCTCTTGAGATATATTCAAAAAAGAATCTATCTCTTCTTCAAGGAAAGAAGGGGCATCAAAAGAGTCCCCTTTATCCATTAGAAGTTTAAATTCAGCATGCATTTCTATTCTAGTCATACTATTTTGCTATAGACATTTTTCCTTTTAAATCTAAATATACTTCCTGATTATCAGGATTTTGTAAATACTCAATAGCTTGCTCAAGTGTGTATCCTACAATATCTCCACCAGGAAGTTGATACTTAGTACCATTCTTCACAAGAACTCTTGATGATATACAATCATCAATAAATGCTCTCATTTTAAATGTAGGATCTTCTACAGTATTAATAAACGTTTGAGGATCTTCTGTTACAATCTTATCAAGTTGAGACTCAATAAAATCTACAGAAGCTGTATCTCCAGCACGTTTACCCATTACTTTAAGAACATCTGCCATTTCTGTTGTTGACATATTACTAAACACTTTGTAAGCTCTTCGCTTAAGTTTAGATTTTTTATTTTCCATTTTAGCTTCTTGCTCAACTGAAGTCATCACGTATTCTGCAAAAGGAGTGTCAAAACGCTCCATTTCAGAATTAGCAACTCTTTGGTGAGCTTTTAAAACTAAATATTTTACTTCGTCTTCTGGGCTATTAGTATCTAATGAGATACCTTCTGAAGGAACATCTATTTTAAACATAGTCCAATAATCTCTATTGTACTTTGATAATGTTCCAGGAGACATATGCATCTTTTTTTCAAGACGTTTTTCGTCTGCTTCTGTTAACCCAGTATTAAGAATTCCAGTTCCCTTTGTTGCTTGAACGGTTAATCTTTCAAAACATTTAGAATAACGGAGGCTCCCGTCGTGATCGTCGGGAAGCCATCCGTGCTTCTTTATAGGTTTTAAAGTAACCTTAGTAGTATCAATAACACTTTCTCTCTCCACTTGAACAGCTTCTGCTACTGCCGAAACAGTTTCTTTTTTAGCTATCTTTTTTGCCATCTTCTTATGTGCTTATATTAATTTAATTATTACTAATTTATCAAACAGTTGATGAGTAAATCAATTCTGCACAAGACATTGGGTTTTGAATTAAAACACCTTGTTGCGCTTGAGCAAATAATTGATAACCATCTACAGGAGATGAAGAACCTGATGAGAACGATGTGTTTGGTCCTAACGGTGAAGTTGAACCAGCAACGTGCCACATTAATTCTTTACGTCCTTTAGGGTATACTCGACGGATGTTGTTTTCTCCACCTGAAGTACCCATGTTTAGGATAGTGTAACGGTAAGACTCAGTGTATCCACCTTTTGGGTGCGGCACACGGTTACGAATCTCATCATCATATAATGGTAAGTGAACTAGAGTAAACTTGATACCTTGTGGTCCCATGTATTCTCTGTACTGACCTTGGAATCCTAGATTTTGTCCATCACCAGAAATTCTTTTAGAATCTAATGGTTGGAATCTAGCAGCGTGGTTTTCAAGAGCTCTATGGAATTGTACCATACCTCTTTCACCTGTAAACGCTACAAAGTTACGTTGATCTTCTGGAAGTAAGTTAATTGAAAGGTTCAATAACACATCTTCTAAATAGTCAATTGTAAAGTCTGTATAGTGGAATTTGTAAGATGGAGAGATTTGCTCACGTAAACCTGCACCTTCAACGATAGCAGATCCAGA